TTCATGCTTTCACCGCCTTTTTCTTTTCCTGTGCCTTTGCCCATCTAACCCCTCTGATAAAGCCGAGATTAAAAACATTAAATACACCAGAATAGTTACATTCTGTGATATAGTCAATCAATGCACATGCCTCCTCTGTAGAAATATCATATCTGTCACGCTTGCCTACATATTCTTTTTCTGCTTTTTCGATTGTTTTCCACATTTTTTCAATATGCGTCATAATAAAAAACTCCTTTCAAATTTTAAGTATTGAAAGAAGTCTCCCTCGCATGCTATAATATTTACGAGAGAGAAATCTTTCGTTTCGGAACAGTCCATTTATCCGCCAAGATAAACTGATGGGCTGTTCTTTTTATTCTTTTTCGAGATTTCTAACGGCTCTCCTTACGCCTTCTGGTCTTGACACATTTTCCTTTTTACAGAATCTGTCAAGAATACTCAATGTTTCCTCGTCAAAACGAATGCTGAATTGCGTTTGCTTTGGGTTGTCCGTCGGTCTTCCCATTTTTTTCTTTTCGGGCATTGTTTTCACCTCACTTTTGAAACCCATAATTATAATATACTTTTGCGTTTCAAAAGTCAAGAGCTTTTTATTATTTTTCAATATGTGTCACAATAAAACCCTCCCTTTAAACCATCTTGCTTACCAAAATTACCAGTGCCAAAACCAAGCCCATCAAAAAGATAAAATGTACCATTAACTTAAAAATATCTTTTTTCATATTGCACCGTTGGAGTTTTTCATGTATTATTACTGATAGAAGGTTGGGGCTTTCGCCCCTCCCTCTATGTAATGAGTTTGATTAGGATTAAAACCCATCCTACCAATGAGATTATCCTAATCATGAGCTTTTCAAGCTGTTCCACCAGCTTGATTAGCTCTTTTATTTTGTCCTCCAACGTGTCACCTCCTTTCTATGGTTTTATTATAACCCATTTAGGGTTACTTGTCAACCATTTTATAATATATTTTTTATTATTTTTTCATCTTTTTATTTGACTAATAATAAAAATAATATTATAATCATTTTA